AAAAGTAAGACCAGGTGATGTTTTAATCCAGGTCGGAGATGCTTTTGATAATAGACAGAGTATAAATTTAAAAGTATTGAATTATGCTGTAAATCTTTTTGAAAGATTAGGTGAAATTCTACCAACCCATGTTATATGTGGTAACCATGATATCTGGGCAAAAAAGAGTAATGAAGTTACTTCAATTGATAGTTTAAAATGGATTCCAAATGTTCAGATCTATAAAGAACCTAAGCTTTTTAATTGGGCAGGTAAGAATGTTTTATTGATGCCATGGAGAAGGGACACTGAACATGAGGTTGAAACTCTTGCAGAATACCCTCAAGCAAATATGGTATTTTGTCATTCAGAAGTTCGTGGAATTAAACTAAACTCAAAGGTTACAAATCACCATGGTGTTGAAGCAAACTCGTACGATCAATTTGATGGAGTTTGGTCAGGACATATTCATTACCGACAGAATAAAGGTAAATTAAGAATGGTTGGTGTTCCATATCAATTAACACGTTCTGATGCAAACAACGCAAAAGGATTTGACCTGATTGACTTGAGTGACATGAGCGAAACTTTCTTCGAGAATGATAGATCACCAAAATTCGTGAAAACGTATCTTACAAGCCTTTACAATGTTACCTTGGGTGAATTTAAAGAGCAGATTGAAAATAATTTCGTTGATCTATTCGTACCATCACACGTGGCTGCCAGCAATTCACTTTCTAAATTCATTAATCAAATTCAAAATGTCGGTAGAAAAATAGAACCAAACATATACGAACAAGATACTTTTATCGATAAAGATATGTATGATATGGATGAGATCGAGGATATGTATAAGAATTACAATATCTTGCATCTGTGTAATATGTATATTGATGGTATGTCTAAGGATGATGAAACAAAAGGACAAATCAAAGATAGAATAAAAAGACTGCATGATTTATGTGCATATAATTATGATAGTGAAATATGAGAATACAATCGATAGAGTTTAAGAATTTTGCAAGTTATGGAAATTCAATACAAAAACTAGAGTTTGAAAAAGACAATTCGGAATTATTCCTAACACTTGGTAAAAATGGCCATGGTAAAACTACAATTGCAAATGCTATTGTGTTTGCGCTATATGGTAAAGTTGAAGGTGTGAAGATGGCAGACTTGCCTAATCGTATTAATAAAGAACTTTGGGTTAAGATTAATCTACAGTGTAAAAATACTGAGGTCTCTATTGAAAGAGGATTAGCACCTAGTAAATTCGAAGTTAAGCTCAATGGCATTGAGTTTGATAAAGCAGGTAAAAGATCAGTTCAAGAATATTTAGAAGAAGAGATCTTTGGCATCCCGTATCATGTATTTAAAAATATCATTATCCTATCAGTAAATGATTTTAAGTCATTTTTAACAATGACGAATCATGATAAAAAACAAATCATTGATAGAATGTTTGGCTTTTCTATTTTAAATGAAATGCAACAAAATATCAAAGAAGAGCGTAAAAGTTTAAAGGTTGATTTAGACGTATATGAAAGGGAACTTACACAGTTAAACGAAAATATCACTTCAGTTAACATGAAGTTGAATGAGTTGATGGCAGAATCTAATGAAAAAGACAAGGCCAAAATTCAAGAGTTAAAAGATTCTTTAGTTAGATATACAAACAATAAAAATAAGCTTGAAAGTGCTCAAACTACTATTTCTGAAAGCCTATCAAAAGTTAATTTAGATTTAAGATCTGCGAATGATGATAAAACAAAACTAATATACGAGCTAGAGGCTCTCACTAAGAAGTTAAGCTTGTATGAAAACAACACATGCCCAACATGCGAAGGTGAATTATCAACAGATTTCCACACTGATCGTAAATCAGAGATAGAAAATAACATTGAAACTCTACCTGCTAAAATTGCTTTAGAAAAAGCAAGAGTAGTGCAAGTAGAAGAAGACTTAGCTGCTCTTCGAGGTAAAGACCGTGCCGTTCGAGATAAAGTTTCAGTTATTAACACAAATATCAGAAGCCTTAAATCAGAACTAATAAAAATAAAAGATTCACTGAACAATAGTGACAGCTTTTCACACATGCAATCTTTGATAGATGGTTTTGAATTACAAGAAAAAGAAAAGACAAAATCCAAAACAATAGTTAACAGTGAATATTATTTTTTAGAAAATCTAGAAGAAATCTTAGGAGAAGATGGTGTTAAAAACCTTGCAATTAAAACAATTCTACCCGGATTAAACACAAACATTGCAGCCATGGCACAGACCATGCACTTGCCCTTTCACTTAAGATTCGACGAAAAGTTTAATTGTATTATTAATCATTTAGGTGAAGAAATTAATCCGATGACCCTTTCAACAGGTGAGCGTAAGAAGGCAGACTTTATAATTATTATCGCAATTATAAAGATATTGAAATTACGTTTTCCACAACTAAACCTACTATTCTTAGATGAATTATTAAGTTCGGTTGACGCAGATGGAGTTCATAATATTCTTAAGATATTAAGTCAAGTAATTAAAGAGAGCAAAATTAATACATTTGTAATTAACCACTCGGTATTACCTCATGAATTGTTTGATAAGAAAATTCAAATCTATAAAGAGAACGGATTTTCTAAATTTGACATAGAAACAATAGAATAATATAGATATATAAAGCTATATGGCAAGTTATAATTTAAAATACAATTCAGATGATAGTGTCGTAAGGCATGTCATTATCGGTTTATTAGCTGACTTAAATAATAAAGTTTATTTTTGGAGACAATTAAACGAAAATGATCGAGTAGCAATTGATGTTCCTTTTTATTATTCAATAACAGGTGACGATCAATTCCTACGTGATAATTTCTTATTTACAACAACAACTGGCGTTGACTGTCACCCTGATCAAGCATTTGCAGATGCAAATTATGATGCTGTTCCTAGGGGAGTAGTTAATCTAACAGGAATGTCAATTGACTCAGGTAAACTAATCAATAAAAGAAACGTTGGTACTTATACTAAGATGAACCAGGAAGGCGCTATGGAAGGGTACTCGACTGAGTTTGAGATGATTCCTATCACTTTAAGCCTAGATGTTGAAATATTAGTTAGTTCTACATTGGATGCATTTAAGGTTACCGAGATGATTATTAAGAAGTTATATAAATCGAATTCGTTTAACGTTGAAGTAGGGCATTTAAATGAGGCAACATATCGATTAAATTCGTACTATGCAATGCCAGATGATTATGAAGTACAAAGACCTATTGATTTTACGTTCGAAGACAAGGATAAATATAAAATAACCTTTCCAATAGAGATTAACACACATATCCCTTCGTTTGATTGGGAAACAGAAAGACATGTCGGAAATAGAATGTTTGAGATAAACTCAACTACAATCCCAACTGCTGATTCTAATAATAATACTCCAGGTGAAATCAATGTAATTGACGAAAATACCAAATAATATAAAAGATATATAATAAAAATAAAAACAAATTCTAACATGACGACTAATATTTTAGCCCCATTTGTAAAAACAGAAAATTCTTTCAAATTCTACGTTAACGGTAGAGTTTTTGAAATGAATAATGATACAATAACAGAAACAGAAACTATTGATTCTACTTTAAGAAATGCTATTACTGCATTTGAATCTTTTGAATTTTCAGCAAATACAGTAAAGTGGTTCCATGGAGCTTCTAAATTTATTTATAGCTTAACAGAAAATACTTTCAAAGTTGGAGATACTGTTATTGAAAACTTTTCTAATCACGTATTATCTAGTGGATTAGTAAGATATGAAAATAAAGCAACTGCAGACCTATTTGAATCATTACCAACAATGGTAGAAAATTTCGTAGCTCTAGATTTTGCAGCAACATTCGAAGGAAACAATAATATTGTTAACGTATTTAAAATCGAGGAAAAAGTATATGTTGCTAGATTTAATACAGTAAATAAAATTGCAAAGTTCTTTGAAGCTACTAACGCAAATGCAGCAGTAGATTTTGTAAATGAACAAACTGGTTTATCAGCTGCTACATTCTTAAATGAATTAGTTACAGGACAAGCCCAGGAAATTGCACAGAACGAAGCAGTAATCAAGTCTTATAAGGATATGATTGCTTTCTTAAAAGATCAAAGAGGTTTATTAGCAGAGGCTGACAAAACAATTTCAGAAATTAAAGCAGCAGATACTTTAATCAATGAAGAAATTGCGACATGGGAAGCTAAGATTGCTGAACTACAAGCGTAAGTTTACAACTACATAAAATCATGAAAAAGAGATCCTAGCGGATCTCTTTTTTTATTTAGAAACAAAACAACAATTAACGGTATAAATCTAAACAAATTTAAATTAATACTGTGGCTCGTAAAAAAAATTACTTAAACAATAAAGACTTTTATGCACAAATGGTTTTATCCAAAGATGCAGATAAGCTAACTCCAGAAGCTGAGAAGATGTTAATTCTTCTAGCTGAGAAAACTATCAATAAAATGAGATATGTCAGCGAAGACGATCGTAATGATTGTTTGCAATTTGCAATGCTAGATCTTCTTAAATATTGGCGAAACTTTAATCCTAAATATCCAAACGCGTTTGCATACTTTACTGAGATTGCAAAAAGAGGATATGCCAAAGGATGGAATAAGATTCATCCTAAAAAATACGGTGGAACTATTTCAATCGGCGGAAACGGCGGCGGAGACGGAGAAGGCGGTGGAATATACACACTATAAATGTCAATAAAAAATCTCAAACCAACAAAGAACTCAGGATTCAATCAAGGATATTATGTCCCGGTATTTCCTGAAAAATACATAGGCCCTACTCCGATAATATACAGGAGTTCATGGGAACGTAAGTTCTGTATTTGGTGTGATATGAATGACAAAGTATTAAAGTGGTCAAGTGAGCCGGTTGAAATTAAATATTGGTCTCGACAAGATTCAAAGGCACATAAGTATTATCCGGATTTTTATTTTAAGCAAATACAACAAGACGGCACAGAATTAGAATATATTGTTGAAATAAAACCAAAGGCACAGATAACAAAGCCACAGCCTCCTAAAACAAATTCTAAGAAAGCTCTTAAATCATATAAGTTTCTTGCAGAACAGTATGTAAAAAATATGGATAAATATAATGCAGCTAAAGAGTTTTGTGATGGTAGGAATTATAAATTTATCGTGCTAACTGAAGACACTATATTGAATGGGTTACGTTAAAGATAAAATAAAAGAATTAATCAAAGAGGCGGGTAGTCGTAAGAAGGCTCGTTCCGTTGCTGAAAGGTGGTTTGACGAAAGTTCAAAGTCTAGAACCTTAAATGAGGTTCAACAGACAAGAAATAGATTTGAACCCGGTAAAATATATGTATTTGATTACAAACCTGTCACAGAAAACCTCCCGTGGTTCGATGCAAACCCGGTAGTATTGGCAATAGAACATAAAGGAGAAAATGACCTAGGAATTAATTTAAATCTTTTACCAGTTAATTTTAAGGAACAATTGTTAGAAGACTTATATAATAGAATGGAAGGTCAAATTAAGAATGCAACTTCAGGTAAAAGATCTGAAAATGCAAACAGACAAGCACCTTTAAGAATAACATATGATGGAATAAAAGCCTATCTTAAAAAAGATGGTTATGATTTTGCAATTAGACAATATATACCAAGCGGAAAATCAAGACAAAGTGTAGTTAGTTATACAAGATGGCCTGATATTGCGCTATGCGACTTTATTGAATTAAATGGAACTACGGTAGCAAATATAAGAAGGCTGTTTTTTAGCTAATAAAAACTGAATATATAAATAAATATAATAAAATAATAACAATGGCAGGATTCGTAGATAGAAATGGCCCTTTAAGTTACAATAAAAAATCGTTTACATTAAGAGATCAACTTAAGAAGTTAAGTTCGTTTGGTATGTATTACGATGATTTAGTACTTAGACAATCACAATCGATTGGTCCGATGGAAGATCAAATTGGTTTTGGTCAAATGAACCAAATGGGATTAGATAGTGATGACATGTATGGCGCTTTTGCAGCCCTTTCTATGTCAGATACTAACATGCGTAAAAATATCCCTTTCTTTGATCAGGGTTATGAAAATAAGCGTGAAGAATTAAGAGCATTCTCAACATACGATGAAATTGAAGATATCTTAGATATTTTATGTGATGAGTCGATTGTATATGACAATAAAAACTTTTTCGTAAATCCTGAAATTATCGGGATGGATGTTAGTGAAGATGTAAATAAATATTTAAACAAATCGTTTAGAGATATTTACCAATACTTTGGATTTACACAAGATCAATCAGCATGGTATTACTTTAGAAAATTCTTAGTTGATGGTTATCTTTCTTTTGAGATTATCTATAATCCAGAACAGACTGAAATTATCGGATTTAAAGAAATTGATCCAATTACACTAGTACCTGGATATAATAAAGAAGAC